ACCGCGGGTGCGTCGGTCACAGTCTCGGGTGCCACCCTGACCGGCGGCGCTGAACCCACCAGCAAGTATGTCTCGGTGACCAACGGGATCGGAGTCGACCTGCTGGCCGCGGCCGGGGAGCTGCGCCTGCATCCGTCGGAACTGCCACTTTCGGACAAGTCGGAAGACTTCGTGCTGCCGCTGGCGAACACTGCCGGTGCGATCACATTCGCCTACAAGCTGGATGCCGAGCGGATCTACAACGTTGAGTTCGTGGGCTACCCGGATCCGGTTACCAAAGAGCTTTTCCGCATCGGCAAGTAAGCAGTCCAAGGCGCCCCACGGGGCGCTTTCCTTCAACGTCTAGAAAAACAACAACATGGCCAAGTTTCTCAATCTTAACGACCTCGCCTCCCAAGAGGTTCGTGAAATCCAAATCGGCGCCGAGGTGCATCGCGTCATGGAGATGAGCGTCGATGCGTTCATTAGAACCACGCAGGTCGCCGAGTCTCTCGGTGACGAAGCGAGCATCGCGAAGCAGATGGACGCTGCAGTGGACATGATCCTGCTGGCCGTTCCCACGCTGAAGAAGGAGCAGATCCGCGCGCTGTCTGTGGATCAGCTACAGGCGTTGACCAAGTTCATTCGGGGCGAGGATCCGATTGAGCCGGGCGAGGGTGACGACTCGGTCCAGGCGGGCGCCGAGGGAAAGTAGCACGGCGCGGCGATGAGAGCCGGGAGATCGATTTCGGCTTTCTCTTCACGCGCATTTGTCACTTCTACGGGATGTCCTATCGGGAGGTTCTCGACCTTCCAATCAGGGCATTCTGGCTGTTCAATAAGAACGTCGACCGCATCCGCGCCGAGTCAGACCTGCGTGAGCTGCAGGTGGCGGCCAATTCGCAAAGTCAAGAGGGTTACACCTCTGCCAGAGAGCGGCTCGTTCTGGAGCTCGGCCCGGTCGATACTGGTGGAGCGCCGGATCCCAGGAAAGCGGTTAGGGATAGAGAAGGGCTCGCGGCGTTGAAGGCAATGCAATAACAAGAATAACAAGGGCAAGGCATGCTGGGCGGGGAAATTCGCGTCGTAATGACGCTTGACGACAAGGACTTCAGCGTCAAGACGATCAAGAACGGGCGAGTCGTTTCCGACATGCGCCGGCAGATCGAGGCAACGACTCGGGCCACGGATGGCTTGGGCAACAGCCTTGGCACGGTGGGCCAGCAGTTCCGCCAAACCCTTCTCACCATTTCCCTGTTCCGGTTCGCCCTCAAGGATGTCCATGACATCTTTCTGGCGCTGCCTGCTGCCGTCGTCCGAACGAGCGGAGAGATTGAGCGCCTTGGAACGCTTCTCAAGGGCTTGAGCGGCAGTGCAGAGCAGGCGCAGACTCATCTCAAGTATGTCTTCGATCTGGCGCAACGATCCCCGTTTACCGTTGGCGCCTTGACCGACGCGTTCGTCAAGCTGAAGGTTGGAGGGCTCGATCCTACCAAGGGCAGTCTGCAAGCGCTGACAGATTCGATCGCGAAGTTCGGCGGGGGCTCAGAGACCCTCAAGCGCGCTGCCGTGGCGATTCAGCAGATGGGCGGCAAGGGTGTCATCTCGATGGAAGAGCTTCGCCAGCAGCTGGGCGAGGCCGTGCCGACCGCTATGCAGGCAATGGCGAAAGGCATGAACCTGTCGATGGCCGAGCTTACCAAGCTGGTCTCGAAGGGTGTGGTCGAATCCCAGGATGCTATGCGGCGCATGTTCACGGTTCTTGCGATCGAGAACGAAGGCGCGTCCAGGGAAATGATGAAGACCTGGAACGGCATGTTGGCCCAGTTGGAGACCAAGTGGGAGCTGTTCAAGCTGAAGGTCGGGGGTAAGGACGACGCCAATGGTCTGTTCGGGACGGCAAAGGAACAGCTTCAACTTCTCTTGGACGCCTTCGATTCGTCAGCCGCTACTGAGTTTGCAATCAAGCTGGGCGATGCTCTGGCTGACGCGGCCCGAGTCATCGTATCGGTTAAGGACACCTTCGTTCAATTCTCTGGCGAGATAAAGACCGCCGGAGAGCTACTTCTGTTGTATTTCGTTGGTTCCAAGATTACGGGGGGCATGTCCGCAATGCTCTCGCGGTTCAACGAGCTTCGAGCAGTCGCCCAGAAGCAAGCTGCCGAGCGTCTAGCAGCCATGCAGGCCGACCACAATGCAATGGTGGCGGACGCCGCGGCACGGGCGCGTGAGATCGAGCAGATGCAGGCGGCAAACCTTGCAAAGATTGAAGCGGAGAAGAAGCTCTCGGCCACCAAAACCGCGGAACGCGAAGCGCAACTGCGCGCCGAGATCGCCAACAACCAGAAGCGAATCGCCGCGCACAACGCGACTCTGGACACATACAGGGCCGCTGATCAGCAATACCTCAATCAGCAGCTGGCGGCTGAAATGGAGGCTGACCGGATCCGGCGCCAGCGCAAAGCCGGCAGTGCAGCAGCCGCAAGGGTCTATGATCGGCAGGCGGAAGGCTACTTCACATCCAGAGCCGTTCTCGCTGTAAGCGGGGATGCCGAACGACAGGCCATAGCCACGCTCCGTGCCCAGAACGAGCAGCTGGAGCGCCAGATCCGAGTGCTTCGCGAGGTCGGCACGCTTCGGTCGGCGGAGCAGCGGCTGCTTGCTACTCAAAACCTTACCTTGGAGACAACACGTCAGAAGTATCAGGCGGTGGCGGACTCCGTCTTTAAGCTCAACACGGCCCAGCTGGCAGCTCAGCGTATCGTCACGGCGTCGCAGTTTGTATGGAGCGCTCTTGGCGGGTGGCTGGGTGTGGTGACGGGTGCAGTGATGCTGCTGACAAGCGCTTGGATGAACAACAAGAGCGCGGCAGAACAGGCGATTGAAGCGCAGCGTCGTGCGCAGAGGGCAGGCGCCGGAATATTTTCGGAAGAGGATGCCAAGCGCACCAAGCAAGATCTCAAGGAAGTGGCTGACCGGTTGAAGGCCCTCCAAGAGGGCAAGAGCCGCGGCTACATGATCGAGCAGACGGGGCTCGGGCCGGTGAAGCTGAATTGGGGAGCTCGGAATGAACAGGAGCTTGCTGACCTTTTGAAGCGACAGCGAGAGTTGCTCGACACATCTGCCAAGCAGATGATTGCCGCAGAGGAGGCGAACGTCGAGGCGATCGTTGCGGTTCATCAGAAGGGGCTTGAGCGACGGCTTGCGGCTATTAGCAGTGAGTTTTCGAAGGAGAAGGCTAAGCGCGACAAGAGCAATAAGGATCGCTTGGATGCCGTCAAGAATGATGAAGCGGCGGTCGAGAAGTTAAGAAGCGAGTTCGAAAAGATTGATCGGGCAGCGGTCATTAAGCGAACGGAAGACGAGCTTGACGCAATCTCCACAAGCTTGACCTCCACACGCGATCAGATCGCGAAGATCAAAGACTCGGCGAGAATTGGCCCTCTCACGAAAGAACAAAGCGACGACCTTCGAGGATTTGAAGCTTGGGTTGCAAAAGCTAGCGAGAAATATAGCGAGCTTTCGGATCGACTGGTGAATCTGCAGCACCTCAACGACCCAAACAAGTTCTTAACAGCGAAAGGCGGCGCAAAAACCGCAAAAGAGCATCCTATGGTCCAGTCTCTGGAACAGGAGGCTGCTGCACTTGAACAGGCGAAGGCGAAGTATGAAAGCGTGGTCAACGAAACACGCGGAATTGCGGATCTCCGGAAGGAGGCGGCTTTCGCAGTGTTCGGTGACATCGCTTCGGGTAAGTTTGACTACAAGGACAAGAACGAGAAGGGTCAAACCACAATCGATTATTTCGGCGACCTGAAGGCTCGACAGACCTATGTCGCGAAGTTCGCAGAGGCTCTCCGGTCTGGGCAAACCGACATCAATGCATTTGTCGGAAGCCTGAGCGGCCTGTCGTCGGCAGAAAGCGACCAGATCAAACGACTTATCGACCTCAAGGCCGAGCAGGAGCGGTTTGGGGAAGGCACTCGCGCTCTGACCGCCGCTCAGCAGCTGGCGGCCCGATCGAACGAGGACTTGCTGGCCGCGATGGACAGCTATTCGGCGGATGGCCTGGCAAAGCAGTCCCGGGGATTGTCTGCCCTGAAGCGTCAGTTGGAAGCTATCGAGGTGCGCCTGCGTGTTGGAACTCAGGAGTTCAACGAGTTTGCCGCTGCAAAGGCCCGGGCGCTCGTGAATCAGGCGTCCCGAGACGCTTATGACTATGGATCGGGAGCGGCACGCAACCTGAGAGATGCCGAGATCGCCGCAATCACCGAGGTTAGCCGGCGTCGCCAAGCAGCCCATCAGGAAAATCTACGCCGGATCACAGCCGAATTTGAGGCGGTCAAGAAGGGCATCGAGGAGCAGCTCAACCTGGAGACTACCTCCGTCGATGATAAGAAGAAGCTTGAGGCGTCTCTGGCGGTTGCGCGCAAGGCATACAGAGAGGAGACAAAGGCCGCGGAGATCGACTACGCGCAAGCTTCGAAGACCGAACTCCAGCATCTTCGTGACGAATGGCTCGACCTGACGCAGCAGATGAACCAAGCGTCGGCGGACTGGGCACGCAACTTCCTTACGGAGGTGCAGAACGTCACTGAGACGGGCAAGTTCTCGTGGCGGTCTTTGCTGACGTCCATGCTCCAGGATACTAACCGGGCGCTTCTGCAAAAGGGGTTTGGCGGATTGATCACGTCTGGGATGCAGTCTATCGGCGGCCTGGTGCAGAAGGGCATCAGCTTTGTTACGGGCAACTCGTCGCCGACCGCGGGAGCCGGAGGATTCGACAGTTTCCTCAATTCCCTTTTTGGGAACGATCAAACCCAGCAGGGGAATTTGCCCGTGGACCCTACACTAAACGCCGTTCGCGTAACCACGGTGGGCGGTGGCGCTCTTGGTGCGTCTGGCGAGCTTGATCCCGTTGAGGCCGGAAAGCAAACCATGTTCCAGACGGTTCGGGAGAAGCTGATGGGCGTATTCGACTGGATGAAAAGCGGTTTCAGCTCAGTCCTGGACAATGTCGACGGCTGGTTTGGCGATCTGGTGAGCGGTATCGGGGACAACTTCTCCGGCCTGTTCGAGGGCCTGGGATCCTGGATCTCCCAGCTCTTCTCCGGTGGTGGTGGGGCTGGAGGTGGCAACTGGATGTCCCAGCTGGGCACGCTTGCCATGTCGTTCTTCGAAGACGGCGGAATCATGACCAAGTTCGGCTCGCTGCCGCTGAAGAAGTATGCCAAAGGTGGGATCGCCAACAGCCCTCAACTGGCACTGTTTGGCGAGGGCAGAAAACCTGAGGCCTATGTCCCTCTTCCGGATGGTCGTTCTATCCCGGTTACCATCGCAGGCGGGACGGCTGCAGGGGGCGGCACTCCCTCTGTGATCGAGAACAACGTCAAAATTGAAATCAACGTCCAGAGCGGCGGGACATCGAACACTACCTCGAACGCGCGGGATAGCGTCTGGACGGAGATTGCCGAGAAGGTCGAGGGCGTGGTGATGAACACCCTTACAAAGCAGCAGCGACCTGGTGGGATGTTCGCGAGGTGACAATAGCGGCCCGTTGCATATAATCCGCTTGTTACAAAAAGAACGGAGGGCAAATGCGACTAATTCCTGGGCTTTTTCTATGCGCCGCGCTCTTTGCTGTGCCAACGTTTGCCGAGCGGAGCGACGATCCCTTCTTTGTATGGCAACTTGCTGCGGTTGAGAGTATTGAAGGCGAGCTTCAGCTTTGTCGCGGCTTGGTGGACGCAGAGTTTGTGCAAGAGGTCAAGGCGCTACGTAAGGCGTATGCGGTGCATCCGGCCGGCGCCCCATTTCGGGAGCGCATCGCAAGCTCAGATAGACGTGTTGAGATTTGGCGCAAGGGTTCCGCGACTGTTTGGGGGAGTGACGGCGGCGCTGCGCTTGCGCAGGAGTGCAACCGGCATGAGAAGTTCTGGCGATCAGAACTTGAAGTCGCGAGAGCTTTTCTAGTGCCTGAAGCGGGTGCAGCCACAAAGGAATCCCGCTGGAGTCCAGACGTGCAACTGGCCATCGACCTTACAGAGTCGATGATGAGCATGCTCAGAATATGCAACATTAACGTCACTAAGGAGATCGTTGTGAGAACGATGATGGACCGTGTCAACTTGTTTGCATATGCTTGGCCGGGGTCAGCGGCGACTCAACAGGCTCAGTCTGACTACAGGATTCATGATAAGTATATGCGGCTCAAGCGCTCTGCTCCGCCAGAGTCATCGCTTGACGAGATACGACTATGTGAGCGAATTCAAGCGGAAGCTGAAAAGACCGCGGAGACAGTTCGAGTCTTCCTAGCTAGCAAGAATTAGGCTGATGTCAAAAATGACAACATCAGTGCCTGCGCAGAAACGGATTATTAGGCGGCGGAAATTGTCGAAGTGGAGGTCTATCTTGCGCAGAATCGATAGAACGATTGAGGGATGCCGGCAGTCAGGAGAGGTCCGTTCCAGGTTGCGATCTTCAAGTTGGGTCGGCGTTCCAATGCGTAGGCTCGGGCAAGTTCTGCTGTTATGGATGCTCGGCATAACATCCGTCTTTTCCTCCAGCCCGACCGTCAAAGATAAGTTGTTTCACGAGAATATCCTGGTCGTCGAGCGCGCGGCGGCATTCGCGCATGCATGCTTGGCCTATATAGGCACGGACTTTGGCGTCAAGGTCTACGGTCTGCGACATGACTTTATGTTTCATCCGCTCGTTGAGAACCCACAGTCGGTGTTTCAAGATTCGGAGCGTCGCATTAAGACATTCACTTCACTCGCTGAGACGAAGCGCGACTGGGTCCCCGCTGATGAGCGTCGGAGCTACTGTCTGAAGGAGAAGGAGTCTCAAGAGAACAGTCTTAAGTTCGCTCGCAAGTTCATACAACAACTAAAGTGAAGTGAAAGCCTACGGTCAACCTATGGTTGGCCGCTATTTTTGGCTTGATTTTATAGTAAGGATTTACTTATAATGTTGCCATGAAAGAGCGATTCTCATGGCTACCGGATGTTGGCGCCTCCATCGACGAGGAGCCGAACGTGCGTTCAACGCCCTTCGGTGACAACTATGAGCTGCGTGAGCCGATCGGGATCAACACCATCAAGCAAAAATGGACCCTGACATTCACCCTTTCAGAGATCGAGGCGACTCAGGCAAGGAACTTCCTGAAGGCCAGGAACGGATCTGAATCCTTCATCTGGAAGACCCCGGAAAGCGAAGACAGGCTGTTCATCTGTAAGAAGTGGCGGGTGAGTCGAGACATCCCCAACTATGTATTGACCGCGGAGTTCGAGGAAGTCTTCGACAACGACTGATCCCCGACCCATCGACAACCAATAAGAAGAAGAAATGTCGATTGCCAAGGAGATACAGCTCCTGGCGCCATCTGCGATGGTGGAGCTGTTCCAGCTGGACTACAGCAATAAGGTGCCGGGCGCCCAGCCCCTGTGTTTCCACGCCGGCACCAATGGGCTGCGCGAGCCTGTCACTTGGCAGGGAGTCGCGTATACGCCCTATGGCGTCAAGGCGGAAGGCTTTGATGTATCGACGAGCGGACCGCTTCCACGCCCGAAGTTGACGGTTGCTAATCCAAAGGGCGTGCTGTCGTCCGAGGTCCGCGCTTACGACGATCTCATCGGAGCGTCTCTTACGCGCAAGCGCACGCATGTCCGGTATCTTGACGCCGCGAACTTCGCGACAGGAAATCCGAACGCGGATCCGAACCAGCACTATGCCGACGAGGTCTGGTTCGTGGAGCAGAAGCTGGTGGAGAACTCCTCGTTCATCCAGTTCGAACTCGCCTCGCCATTCGACCTGAACGGCGTCATCCTGCCCGGTCGGCAGATGATCAAGAACTCCTGCCCCTTCCAGTATCGTGGCCCCGAATGCGGTTACACAGGAACCCGATACTTCGACGAGAACGACCAGCCTACAAACGAGCAGAACGACCGCTGCGGCCGCCGTCCCACCTCGTGCAAGCTGCGTCACCCCCAGATTCCTGGTCTTGCTGGAGTCTTCTTTCGAGTTGGCGTGCCCTTCGGCGGCTTTGTGGGGACGACACGTGTTGGATAAGGTCGCTCATCTTGAAGATGCCATGCGCGCCCACGCGCAGGCCGAATTCCCGAAGGAAGCGTGCGCGCTGCTTGTCAAGAAGGGTAAGAAGGCCGAGTTTCGTCCGTGCGTGAACAGCGCCGAGAAGCCGACCCTCGACTTCCGCATCGACTCACTGGAGTATCGCCGTGTGTCCGGCGAGGATGAAGTCATCGGGATATGGCACTCGCATATCAACCGACCACCCGCCATGACCCCGACCGATCTCGCTTACTGCGAGATCACGGCTGTGCCCTGGTTCATTACGAGCATCTACCTTTCAGACGGTCAGTATGTGTTCAGCGGGACGACCGTTCATGAGCCGACAGGTTGCAAGCCGGACTATTTGCAACGACCTTACGTCTTCGGGGTTATGGACTGCTACTCCTTGTGCCGGGACTACCTCGCGCGAGAGCTCTCCATCGAAATTCCCGCGTATCAGGACTGCAGAGTGCCGGGTTGGGCAAGCAAGGGATACAACTTCTTCGCTGAGAAATACGAGGAGGCAGGCTTTGCCCGCCTTCCTTCGGGCTCGGCCGCGGAGATCGGCGACTTGTTTCTCATGCAGATTGCAGCCGGCGTGCCTGATCACATTGGCGTCTATGTCGGGAACGACCAGATGCTGCACCACCCACATGGGCGACTCTCCCAAAAGTCCGTCTACGGCGGCTACTGGGAGAAGCACACAACCCATCACCTGCGTCATAAGTCGAGGATGGACCATGCTGACTAAGATCCAGCTTGAAGGCGCACTGGGCCGCAAGTTCGGCCGGGATTGGGAGCTTGACGTGGCGGGACCAGCTGAGGCTGTCCGCATGCTCAATGCGAACTGTCCTGGGTTCCTCGCCTGGATTCGTGGGAACCTGAACCGATTCAGCACCTACCGGGTCGTTTGCACATACCCGGATGGGCGCGAAGAGGAGATGGACGATGTCACGATTCGAATGAAGGGCAATCCGGTAGCGATCCGGTTCATTCCCCTCATCGAGGGATCTGGATCGTTCGGTCAGATTGTCCTCGGCGCGACGCTTGTCGTCATCGGCATTGCCACTAACAACTACTACCTGGCTGCCATCGGAGCGAGCTTTGCCCTGGGCGGTGTCGTTCAGCTCCTTGCTCCGCAGCCAAAGCAGCCGTCCGCCGCAGAAAGCAAGGAATCCTACTACTTCGATGGCCCGGTCAACACCGATGGACAAGGTGTCGTGCCTCTGGTTTACGGTCGCAAGGTCCTGGTTGGGTCCAGCCCGATATCGTTGGTGCTGTCCGTAGACCAGCTGATATAGCAGTTGTTGTTTGCCAATAAGAATAAGAAGAACAGGCGATATGAGTCAGCTTGAGCTGGATGCAATTCTTGGTAGCGGTGGTGAAGACGACGTTCACACGCCCATCGAAGCGGATGACACCATCCAGTCTCGGGCAATGGTCGACTTTATCGACCTCATTGGGGAAGGGCAGATCGGCGGACTGATCGATGGCGAAAAATCGATCTTGATCGACGGCACCCCACTTCAGAATGCCGACGGCAGCTACAACTTCCAGGGCGTCACCACAGACTTCCGGGACGGACGACAAGACCAAACGCCGATGAGCGGATTTCGCGAAGCCGGGACGGCGTTCGCGGTCAACGTTCAGGTAAAGCAAGGAACACCATACACCTTCACCGTTGACAACATCGACGCCGACCGCGTCCGGGTCATCATGGGCTTCCCGGCCTTGTTCTCCCAGAACAAGGAGAACGGGGACATCAACGGCGTCACCGTGGAATACAAGTTCGCGATTTCGACGGACGATGGCCCATTCGTTGATGTGACGGCCGAGGAGAATAGCGGTCCGGTCATCCAGATCAACGACAAGACTCGGTCCAAAGCTCAGCGTCAACACACGCTGAGACTGCCCAAGCCCGGCAGCATGTGGAAGATCCGTGTCACGCGGCTCTCCGCTGATGATGCGGATAGCTCGACGTCGTCTCAGACCTTCGTGGACAACTACGTCGAGATCGTCGACACCCGATTCTCCTACCCCAATTCGGCGGTGGTAGGGATTCGCATTGACTCGTCCCTATTCAACCGGATTCCGCCCCGAGCCTATTGGGTTGCAGGGATCAAGATCAAGATTCCCAGCAACTATGACTCCTCGACCAATACATACGTAGGCGTCTGGGATGGCACGTTCAAGCTTGAGTCTTCCAGTAACCCGGCCTGGATCCTCTATGACCTTCTGACCAATACCCGCTACGGTCTGGGCAAATACATCCAGTCCTCGCAGATCGACAAGGCGTCGTTCTATATCGCCGGACGCTACTGCGATGAGCTGGTAGACAATGGCTTTGGTGGGTTGGAACCGCGGTTCGCGATCAACACTAGCATCACAAAGCCGGTCCCCGCTTATACCTTGATCCGCGACCTGGCCAGCGTATTCCGCAGCTCCGTGTTCTGGGCGGGTGCAGGTGTGCAGTTGACTCAAGATGCGCCCGGCAATCCGGTCATGCTGTTCAACCAGGCCAACGTGTCGCCCGAGGGATTCACCTATACCGGCAGCGCGCGCAAGGATCGTCATTCCGTCGTCGTCGTCACTTGGAACGACCCGGACAACAATTTTAAGAGCACGCCGGAGTATGTGGATGATCCTGAGCTGGTCCTGCGATACGGTCTCCGCCAGCAGGACATCGTGGCATTCGGTTGTTCCAGCCGCGCGCAGGCACGTCGAGTAGGGAAGTGGATTCTCTACACCGAAAGTTCTGAGTCCGACCTTATTACGTTCGACGTTGGCTTGGACGCGGCGCGTGTGCTGCCGGGCGAAATTATCCAGATCCATGACTCGATGCGTGCCGGCCGGCGCATGGGCGGCCGAGCGAAGTCGAGCACGCTCACGTCGCTTGTTACCGACGCCCCGGTTGAGCTCCAGACGACCGGCGCGTCGGTGTTCATCTTGACGGAAGATGGCGAACTTGTAGAGCGCCCGCTCTTGCAACAGCGTGGCACCTTTACGACGCTGACCTGGGCCACCCCGTTGCCTTCGCCGGCGGTGCCGAATGCCGTATGGATCGTGAGCGAGCCGAACCTCAAGCCGATTCTCGCGCGGGTGATGAGCGTAACCGAAAAGCCGGATAGCAAGTCCGGTCCTTGGTTCACGATAACTGCTGTCGAGCATAACCCGCTCAAATACGCCGCAATCGAGCAGGGGATCAAGCTTGAGACTCCGCCGACCACGATAGTTGACGTGCGGCCCGCCGCCCCGGCGGACATCAAGTTCACCACGGGACGCTATCAGCTTGCCGGCGATACTTTGGGCGTCAAAGGCATTTTGTCCTGGTTTGGCACTAGCCCGAGCTACACGGTGCGATACCGCCGTCGTGGGAACCCGTGGGTATCGGTGACCGCAGATCAGCCGTCCCTCGACATATACAACATCGAGGTCGACACCTACGATTTTGAGCTAACCGCCAGGTCTCCCCTGGGCAAGACATCGCCGGTAGCAACGTTCAGCGTGAACGTCACACCTGAGGGCATTGAGCTGCCGGAGGTGCAGAATCTCGCACTTGAGGGAACGTTCACGGGCTTCGAGGCGAAGATTCACTGGGATCGAACTCCCGGTGCCAACGGCTATGAAGTGGCAGTTTTCGTGCCGGCGGTGAACAGGATTGTCCGCCAGGTGGTGCTGGGAAATGTTCAGCGCTACGAATACAGCGCGGACGACATGCTGATGGACGGCGGTCCGTGGCGGTCAGTGCAATTCCGGGTCCGAGCTAGGGGCCTACTGGGCGAGCATGGCCCGTGGAAGTCGCTGGACGCTCTGAATCCCCAGGTGGGTCCGCTGCAGGGCATCCGCCTCACGGGTGGGATTAAGGCAATCTACTTCCAATGCGACCGTCCGGCTGATGCGGACTTCGCCGGCGTTCGTGCGTGGATCAGCACCGATTCTGCCTTTGTGCCAAGTGAAGCCACTTTGGCGCAGGACGGATCGAACTACGCCATGACGATCAGTAGCCTGCCCGATGGCTCGCCGCTGGTTGGCGGCACTGAGTATTTCGTGCGATTCGCCGGATACGACTCATTTGGCAAGGACGCGCTGTCGATATCCCCGTCGTTCGCTGTGACTGTGGAGTCGACCGAGCTCGGGCCGGATTCCATCACGGCGGAGATGCTCCAGGACGAGATCATCGACACGGCGAAGTTCGCCAAGGGACTGGAGCCGGTAAAGAAGGTCTCTGTCGTCAATTCGGCCACGCCCTATCAGGGTGTGTCGACCGTCATGAGTGAGTCTGACGGTAAGCTCTATCGCTGGGACGCCGCTCAGAGCAAGTATGTCGCCACGGTGCCCACGACCGACATTACTGGGCAGCTTACAAGCGACCAGATCCAATCGGTGGTCGCCACCAAGGTCACGGGGCAATTGACAAGCGACCAGATCGCGGCCCTTGAAGCTGCGAAAGTCACTGGCCAGCTCGTCAAGGATCAGATTGCGAACAATGCAATCACGTCCGACAAGATCGCGGATGCTGCGATTACCGCAAGCAAGTTCGGCACGGGCATTGAACCGGTTGCCGAAGTGAGCAGCGTGCCGACTGTCCGGGTCACCAATACGGTCTTCAACAAGGCGGACGGCAAGCTCTACAGGTGGGATACAGAGAAGACGGTAACGGGCAACGTCAACGCTACGTGGGGCGGCTCTCCTGCGGTCGGCGCCTCCAAAGTTGTCGCAGGCGACACATATGTATCTGTCGCGAAGACCAAGACCAATAGCAGCGAAAGCACAGCCAAGGGCATAGTCTCTGTTGCGGCAGTAGGCGGCGTCTACTCGTTTGTTGCGAAGCTGCTCGCGGATACCTCGAACACGATCTCGATTGGCATCGGGGCTATTGACGACGGTAGCGGAGGAATCTGGGGCACTGACGCCACCACGACCGTTCGCATCTTGTCCGGCCCTGGCGTCCTTGACCTGCGGGTCGGCTCGCTCGCCCGCATTACCGGTTTGAGTGCCACCGTGCCGACGGTAGTTGAGGTCTCCCGCAGCTATCAAGGCGTCGTTTCCGTCAGCGCCTACATTTACCCGGGCGGACACTCCTCGACAGTGGTTGGGGCTGCCAACTTTGTCGGCCCGATCCTGGCGGGTCGGAGCAGCTACAAGGCCACCCTGGATGCTGCGGACATCAACGGCACGCTATCCAGCGCCCAAGTCGAATCGTTAGCAGCAAGCAAGATTACGGGGCAGCTGTCGGACGCTCAGTTGCAAGCGATCTCGGCGGCAAAGATCGCCGGACAGCTTGTGGGGAGTCAGATTGCGGCTGGTGCCCTCGATGCAACTAAGTTCGCATCCGGCGTCGAGCCTATTGCGATCGTCTCGTCGCTGCCCCCGGCATCGGGCTATTCCGGGCCGAAAGTTGTGATGTTCCAAGGCAAGCTGTATCGCTACAGCAGTGGCGCTTGGTCCGCCGCCGTGCCTGCAACCGATGTCTCGGGTCAGTTGACCGACGCACAGCTTGGTGGCATCTCCGCGAGCAAGATAGCTGGACAAGTTGCGAGCGCTCAGATAGCTGCCGGCTCTATCACTGCCGACAAGTTCGGTTCAGGCCTGGAGCCGGTGACGACGGTTACCTCTGTCCCGGCCAGCAAATCGACGAACTTGATTTACAACTCCACCGACAAGAAGATGTATCGGTGGGATGGCACGAAATACGTCGCAACAGTCGCTTCGTCCGACATCTCAGGCACGTTAAATGATGCCCAGCTTGGGGGTATTTCGGCAAGCAAGATCTCCGGCGCCATCCAGGACAGCCAAATTGCGGGTATTGCGGCCAACAAGGTTTCCGGCCAGCTGACGGACAGTCAAATTTCCGGGGTATCCGCGAGCAAGATTGCCGGAACGATCACCTCGGCTCAGATAGCGGGCGTTGAAGCCAGTAAGGTCACTGGCCAATTGACGGATGCCCAGCTTGCGGCGATTAGCGGGGCGAAGGTTACCGGTCAGGTGCCTGCTGCGGCCATCCCCGCGGGCTCGATTGATGCCTCGAAGTTCGCGAGTGGCATTGAGCCGATCGCTACCGTAACTTCGGTTCCCACCGCCAAGCTGACGAGCACGATCTACAACACGACCGATAAGAAGCTTTATCGGTGGAACGGCACGGCCTACACCGCCGCTATTGATTCGGCGGACATCAACGGCACCATTAGCGGCGCGCAGATTGACGGGATAGCTGCGAGCAAAGTTACCGGGCAGCTCTCGGACTCTCAACTGCAGTCCATTTCCGCCGCGAAGATTGCCGGTCAGGTAGTCGCCGGACAGATTCAATCGGGTGCGGTGACGCCGTCGAAGCTTGCCGGCATGACCGCCGGGTTCGCACTAAATGCCGATCCGCAGGCGTCCGATCCGGCGGCCTGGGTGTCGCACTACGGACACGACATCAGTGGCAGCTTCATCACGCTTGATGATGGAGCTGTAGGGCGGACCGCGGTCCGTAAGGTCGGCGGCCAGGGCTCGGCATCTTTCTGGAACTACACCGCGGAACGGATTCCCGTGGTTGGAGGACAGCGATACCGATTCTCCGCAAAGTTCCGACGAAGCCCTGATGCTGATGGATCAGATCGATTCACTTGCCGGCGCTACGGACCGGCAGGGAACTATATCGACTACGTATACAGCGATACGCTTGGCGTGCCGGGGACTGGTGAGTGGGTAGAGCGCGAGTGGCTTTGGACCGCGCCCCTCACGTGCAATTCCGTCTCGCCCGGCTTCTCCATCAACCACAACGGCACCGTCGGCTGGGCCGACATGCAGGATTTCCGCTTCGAGGCGGTGCTACCTGCCGGTCTGTTGTTGGACGGCGTGATCACGTCCACGAAGATTTCGGATGGAGCGATCTCTACGCCCAAGCTGGCCGCGGGGGCGGTCATCGCGGAGAAGATTGCTGCGAAGACCATCTCCGCCGACAAACTGGTGCTGGGAACCGTTTCAGACAATCTCGTCTATAACGGCAACCCCGACGTTGAGGACTTGAACGGCGCGGGCTGGTGGGCCTACCAGACTTCGGGCGCTGGTGGTGTCATGCTGTCGCGCAATACCAGCCTTGCGGGCATGGGGGCAAAGCGTCTCAGCATCGAGAAGGCGGCATTGGCCGACGGCATTGGGATAGCTTCGCGTCCGTTCGCGGTCGTGCCCGGAAAGGCCTATGAGATCCGATTCGTCGCTGGCGCGTCTTCGGCCACCACTGTTGGCAGGTATTTCCGCGTCATCCATGGTCCGACCCTCGATCCGCTGACTGGTCAACTGCCATATCCGTCCAGCGTCACAAACCTCGTCAACGCGAATACGGCGTGGGATTCGGCGATTCAACCCTACTCGTTCACGTGGGTTGCGCCGGAGGGTGTGAACTGGGCTGCACTGTCGATCTACAGTTGGATCAACGGCCCGTTGACCATCTACCTGGACAACGTAGAGATCTATAGCACGACGGCCGCCACGATCATTCGCCCCGGTAGCATTTACGCCGACTCAATCGTGGCTGGGAGTTTGTCCGCCACTCAGATCGCTGCGGGCGCGATCACCGCCGAGAAGCTTGCCGTCAATGCCGTCACGGCTGCCAAGATCGCTGCGGATGCGGTCACTGCCGCCAATATCCAGGCAGGCGCAATTCAGACAGCGAAGCTGGCTGCGGGGGCCGTATCCGCGGACAAGATTGCAGCCAGTGCAGTTACAGCCGACAAGCTCGCGGCCAACTCGGTCACTGCAGGCAAGATTGCTACAGATGCCGTCACCGCGGGAACGGTGGCGGCGGGAGCGATCAACGCGCGCGAGCTCGCAGCAGGTGCGGTAACAACCGCAGCGCTCGCGGCCGGTGCCGTCACAGCCGATACCGTTGCCGCGAACGCCATTACCACGCCCAAGATCGCCGCGGGAGCTGTTACGGCAGCGCAAATTGCGGCTGGCTCAGTGCAGGCGACCCAACTCGCAGCAGGCGCCGTAACCGCCGACAAAGTGGCGGCGAACGCCATCACTGCAGACAAGATCGCCTCGAATGCGGTAACCGCCGCGAAGATCGTGTCGGGGACAATCACTGGCGACAAGATCGCCAGCAAGACGATCACCTCGCAGAACCTGCTGGTCACGCCCGCGAACCTGATTCCGAATGGCAACTTCGAGACAGGCGATGTCTCGAACTGGCTGCCGTATTCCAATCCCGCAAATCAAGAGATTCTTGAGGGCACTGCGGCAAGCGTTCCGGCGGGCGCGCCGACACGGTTCGTGATGCGCATGTGGAGCGGCACGGTCTCCATCTTCACCCATGGAGGCAGCTACTCTGCGTCCCATTGGGGCAACGATGGTATCCCGGTGCGCCCAGGGGAGAAATACTACGTCTCCCTCCGAGTCGCCAAGAGTGCTGATCTGGCCCTGTCCGATGCGGTCAGCATCCTGACGTATTACCGCACGGCTGATGATACGAACGTGCAGCCCGGCCAGCGGTTCAATGTGAACGCCGCCGGCATTACGAGCAACTGGATGGAGCTCGGCGGGGTTGTTACCGTTCCCGCTGGTGCTGCACGCATGCGGTTCTACATCTATGCGAACCAGATAACCGCGGGCTCACTATTCGTTGCCGATATGCGCGCCTGGCGCGTTGCTGACGCCACCATAATCGCAGATGGCGCCATCACGACGGCTAAGATTCAGGCTGAGGCAGTCACTGCCAATGAACTGGCGGCGAGTTCAGTTACGGCGCAGAAAATTGTTGGCGGAGCCGTTACGGCCGAGAAGATTGCCGCCAACGCGGTCACAGCGGACAAGCTTGACGCCAATGCAGTTACGGCGGCAAAGATCGCTGCCGGCGCTATTACTTCCGACAAGATCGCGGCCAATGCCATCCAGTCCAGCCACCTGAGCGTTCTCGCGAAGAGCCTGCTCAACAATTGGTCCCAGACCCGCACTCTAGACGGCTGGCAGAATATGCAGCCTGGCATAGGTGCATTGGACCTCGTCGACGACCCGTTAGGCATTTACCCTGTCGGCTCGGTGCTGCGCTTTCGGTCTACGGGCAACGCCTACATCTTCTCGGACATGATTGATGTCGATCCGGCGAAGACCTATCGACTGACGCTTGACATCTACAGCCCCGCAGGATCGCCGAACACGCGCTATGTCGGGTTCTATGCGCTGCGCAATACGTCGGAAGCCTATCAGGCGGTGACGCCGTTCTTCCAAGCGTCGCGAACTTTCGGCACGCCGACCTCGAACCCCTATTTCTACAGCGCTTCCGTCGCGAACTCGGGATGGGTTCGCATCGTAGCCTATATCATCGGCCATAACGTCGAGGCCAGCGAGATTCCCGAGGCTGTCAATGCGAACAGCTTCCGGATGACAGCGGCGACGAACAAGATCCGACTGCGCCTACTGAACTACAACGGATCCACGGCGAATCCCTTGGACACGTTCGTATTCGGCCCGTCGTTGACCGAAATCGGCGCCGGGATGATTCACGGCACACAGATCGTCGCCGAGTCGATTTCCGCTGATCAAATCAAGGCAAACGCGGTAACGACAGCGAAAATCGCTGCCAGCGCGGTCACGGCGAATGAACTGGCTGCAGGGTCCGTTACGGCGGCGAAGATTGTCGCTGGCGCTGTCACCACCGATAAGCTGGCCGCGAATTCCGTCACTGCGAACGAGCTCGCGGCGAATGCTGTAACGGCTGGAAAGGTCGCCGCTGGTGCGATTTCCGCTACTGAGCTCGCTGCAGGCGCCGTGACGGCTGAGAAGCTTCTCATTAAAGGCATAGGCGCTGCGCTGAACCCGGACCCTCATCTGCAGGATGCGGCGCTCTGGGCGAAGAGCAACGGCGCTGGCGGCAGCGTCACCGCGATGCCCGTCGTCAAGAAGGTCGCCGATGCCTATGTTGGCGATTCGGTGCTTGAAGCGACCGTTCATTCGTGGCGCTACTACGACGACCACAAGTGGCCGATCGACCCCACCAAGACCTATCTCCTCGAAGTGGTAGCGCGGCGCCTGACCGGAACCGCGTCCTTCTATGGCTGTTGGAGGTTCTTCGACCAGGCCGGCAATGTTCTCCTCGCACAGGCGGGGCAAGGTTGGCCGGGCACGAACTCCAACAACTACTACTTCCCGTCCGGAACGGCGCTCGACAGCACGTGGACGCGCATCGCGCGGGCAATGGGGCCGGCGGGGGATATGCAGATTCCTGCGAATGCCGCGTTTATGGCGTTCAACCCCATCTTCGGCTACACGACTGGAGGAACGCAGCAGCTGGGGATGGTCCGTGTGACCGAAATGGCACGCGGCGAGCTGATCGTCGATGGCGCGGTTACCGCGACGAAGATCGCGGCCGGTTCAGTCATTACCGACAAGCTTGCAGCAAGTGCAATCACCGCGGACAAGCTGGCAGCCAATTCTGTAACGGCAGTCAAGATTGCAGCCGGGGCTATTGAGACGGCGAAGCTGGCTGCTGGAGCCGTAACGACTGACAAACTGGTCGCGCAGGCGGTCACTGCCGATAAGCTGGCCGTGAACTCCGTCACCGCGGACAAGCTGGCAGCCAATTCCGTGACGGCAGGGGCGATTGCCGCTAACGCGGTCACGGCGGACAAGATCGATTCTCGCGGCTTGTCCATAAAGGACGCTGCGGGCAACGTGATTCTTGCGGCCGGCACGCCTCTCACCAACACCGAGAACAGCGTCCTGAGCATCGCCAATCCGGCAGGTGGATCGTATAGCGGCCCTGCCACGGCAACCGGCGCGATCAAGATCACGTTGCCGCAGTCTTGGACATCGACGATGATGCGGTTCCGCGTGGAGATCTACAACTACGCGAACGGCTCGTCTACTTCCTACGAGGTCGGCGGATACAACTACCAGACCGGGGTGTGGATCAGCCACTTCGCTACGGCGAACGGCGATCCTACGCGCGTCATGCCGGTTAGATTTGGGCACGACGGTTCGAAGTGCTGCATCTGGATCGGAGAGCCGACCACTACTTGGCAGTATGCCAAGGTGGTGGTTAAGGACTTTATCGCTGGGCACGGCGCGATTACTCCGAGCTTGTGGCAAACGGGGTGGTCGATCACCGTGGACGTCGCGGCACCGACCAATGTGTCCGCCGCTGTATTGAAGCCGGTTCCTGGCGGCGCGATGTCGGGGATCGACCAAATCACGGCGGGCAATGCAACAACGTTCATCGCCAGCGCCGCGATTCAGTCGGCGATGATCGACAGTCTGCACGGTAACAAGATCCAGGCGAATTCGATCACGGCGGGCCAGATCGCTGCGAATGCCATTACGGCTGACAAGCTGGTGTCCGGAGCCGTGACTGCAGACAAGATCGCAGCCAACGCTGTCACCGCGACCGCTATCCAGGCCGGCGCCATTACAGCACAGAAGGTTGCCGCCAACGCGATTACGTCGGACAAGCTCCTGATCGGCATGGGCTCGAACTTGGTGCCGAATCCTGAGTTTGCGACGGGAGATTTGTCAGGCTGGGTGAACAACGGCGCCAACACTGTGGTTCCGGCCAGCACCACGGGCGTTCCGCCTGGTCCCCCGGCCTTGAACGTTCTAAGGCTAACTGGAGCGGGTTTCGTTCAAACTCACTCCACGCTCTACAGCGCAGCAGGGGCGACCACAGACGGCATTCCCGTCGTTCAAGGCGAAAAATACCTAGTCACGATGACGGCCGCTATCAAGGCGGGGACCGCAGTGACGCTGGCTCGGTTGACAGCCGTCGGAACGTCCTACACGGGAGCGGCTGTCGCGCTCACTGTGCGCGACAACATCCCCGTCACGACTTCTTGGGCCGACTACACGGCAATCATCACGGTTCCCGCTGGCTGGGCGAGGATGATGGTCATCGTCTACCTGCGCTCTTCTTCGGGCGAGTGCTACCTCGGGCGTCTGAAGATCGAGCGGATCTCCGGGGCGACCATGATCGAGGATGGCGGAATTACCACCGACAAGCTCGCAGCAAACTCGGTGACGACCGCCAAGATCGCTACAGGCGCCGTAACCGCCAATGAGATCGCTGCGAACGCCATCACGTCGGCGAAGATCGCAGCCGGCGCTATCACGGCGAATGAACTGGCTGCCGGTGCCGTCTCGGCAGACAAAGTCGCCGCCGATGCGATTACCGCTATCAAGATAAAAGCTGGCGAAGTCACGCTCGATAAGCTTGCGGCCAATTCCGTGAATGCGTCCAAGATCGTGGCCGCCTCCATCACGGGCGACAAGCTGGTGGCAAATACGATCACCGCGGACAAGATCGCTGCAACCACAATCACTGGCGACAAACTCGCTGCAACCACAATCACTGGCGACAAGATAGCTGCGGCCACGATCACTGCAGAGAAGCTTGCCGCCAACTCGGTTACAGCTGACAAGTTGTCAGCCGGCTCTGTGACGGCTGAGAAGATCGCAGCCGGCGCCATTTCGGCCGACAAGATCGAAGTTGGCTACAACGAGAATCTCGTTCTTAACGCTGGGCTGTTCAGCGGTCGTGCTGTATCGCCTGATAACTGGACGCTCTACGGCGGCGTCCTGTCGGGCCATGGTTACGCCGTGACCGGACAGAACGTCTATGCAGGGAACAGGATACCGAACATTTCGACTTTGGAGCTTGTTCAGACCGATGGATATAGCACCGGAAACCCTGATGCCGATTGGGGCGAAATCGTCTCTGATCACGTCGCGTGCTCCCCGGGGGAACGGTTCGAGTTCTCGTGCTACACGGCAAATCATCGATGCTCGTCCAGGGTTGGAATCCAGTTCCTGAACTCAGCCGGCACGTGGATCGCTGAGACGTGGGTAAATGGAGCGAACGTCGCTGGCTCGACGTCAATTCTCGATTGGGGTCGGGTTGGCGGATTTGAGGTCGCACCGGCAAACGCTGCGTTCGTCCGCATTTCACTCCGAAAGCAGGCAACCAACTCTGGAAGCATCACCAGCTCGTCCTTTTTCGTCTGCCCGATGCTCGCCCGAGCCCCAAGCGGAAAAACGCAGCTGTCCAATTGGAAAGACAACTCCAACATCATCCGCCTTTCCGGCGGTCGGATCACTACGCCGTCTATCCAGGCATTGGCCGGCGATCTTGGCACCCTTCAAGTGGGCACTGCCAATATCGCGGACTTGAGTGTCAGCACCCTGAAGATTCAGGACAGGGCGGTGACTGTGCCGGCTGCATTTGTTGACCTTAACGAGATCACGTTGCTGGACGATCAGTTCAGATGGTTCGCCGGCATCACTCTTAACGGAGTCAATGGTATACCGCTTTGGGTCCAGTTTGATAGTCAATACTCGCTGTTGGACACTGCGGGCCGGGCATGGGTGGAGATTCGCGTGAATGGTGTTACGTGGGAGTCGTTTGTCCTCGGACCGACACCGAACGGTCAGTATGAGAATTTCAAAACGTGGGAACGGGTGTCGTTCATTCGCTACTGGACGGTATGGTCCGATGTCGTGACGATCGAACTGTGGGCTAGACCCCAGGACGGGGCGTTTTACTTCAAAAATCGAGCTTTACTGGGATTGGGATGCAAGAAATGAAGGCACAACACCACTATGGAAGAATCGGCGATGACGGGGCAATTCTGGGCGTGCAAACCACTCCTGAACCTTTGGATCCCCCGCCTTCAGGTTGGATCAAGATGCCGGACGGCGCAGATAAGACGACCCACTACGTGGTCAATGGCGTGCTGTTTCCGTATCCGGACGATGTCGCTTCGAGCTTGCGTGCAGGCCCGCCGTTCCCAGGCGCGCTTTGGTCTGTAGCGAAATTCGGGTGGGTCGATCATCGAACTCTCGCTCAAGCAAAGACGCAGAAGCTGTCAGAAATCAATCAAGCGTTCCAGCGCGAGGCCTCGACGTTGATCGCTGGCTACCCGCAAGGCGAGACGCTCACTTGGGGCATTCAGCAATCCGAAGCGCTAGCCTGGCAGGCGAACGCGAATGCCGCCACGCCATACCTCGACGGTCTTGCGGACTCGCGCGGGATAGACAGGGGGCAAATGCGTCAGAAGACTCTTTCGAAAGTCCTGATGTTCATGGAGACGTCTAGAGCACTGGTTGGCACCCGGCAGAGGCTCGAAGATGAGGTTAACGCGGCTCAGAGCATTGATCAGGTATCGCAGATTTCTTGGCCGGATAGTTAAGTAAGAACTATAATTCTCAGCATGGAGAGATTCTCTCTCCATTGGGGTAGGCAGTCCACAAATCTAGAATAAGAAAGGACATATCATGGCAGTCAAGGGCATTCAAAAGACGCTGGAAGACGAATCCACAGGCGCACCGATCAGCTTCTTCAGGCTGGTTCAGTATCAAGTCGACAAGCGATCGAACGCATCTTTCGGTCTTCTGGCGGGCTACGTCAGCGAAGCAAAGTTCGATGAGGGGAAGAACCCGATGTCGACTATCAGTGTAAGTCTGCAGGGCTTCCCTGAGCCCGGTGCCGACACCGAGTCGTGGATTTACGGGCAGGTGATTTTGCCTGCTGCTGAAGGATCGCCCGAGAATGTGTTCGAGGGTGGCACTTTGGTGCAACTTCCAACCGCTAATTAAGTAAGTAGTTATTTACTTTCGGCGCGTCTCGCGGTATGATCGGCGGACAATAAGAGATATTTTCGAAATGTCCGCACAACAAGAACAAAGCGCGCGCGGCTCTTACATCGAGCAGCGATTGGCAGGAGACATAGACGAGCTCCGGACCAGCATGGCGAGAATGGCAGAAGCGCTGACCCATCTCGCCATCCTGGAAGAACGCTACCAGAACATTCATATCAACCAGACTCGCCTTCTGGAGAAGGTGGAGGCCATGGTTGACCTTTACCAGGTCGTGAATACCGAGCAGGTCAAGTTGAAGGCGACGCTCTCGACGACATGGAAGGCCTTGTGTGTCGCCTGGGCGGTCCTGGGAACGGGGGTCATCTCCGGCGTCGCGGCACTGATTCACTACGCTACGGGCATGGCGCCATGAACACGCCCATCACACTCAAGGAGTTCTACAAGGGTGATAGGGATGTCGTTTATGCCGACCAACTCACACCCGAGATCCAAGCCCAAGTGCTGCGCACTCTAGAGCGCGCGAACGCGCTACTGGCCGTGTTTTACGAAGCCAATCCGGGAGCATACCGCCGCGGTTGCAACTCGGGTTGGCGTCCGCCCGCAGTGAATGCCGCCACAAAGAATGCGGCAAAGCTATCGAAGCACATGACGGGGCACGCAATTGACATAGCGGACCCTGACGGCACTCTGGATAAGTGGTGCATGACCCCAGCCGGGCAGCAGGCACTCACCGATATCGGTCTCTGGCTGGAGCATCCAAGTGCCACCCCAACATGGTGTCATGTGCAGACGGTCCCGCCCGGCTCCGGCAGGCGTGTTTTCTATCCGTAGGGATCGGTATGGGCGACAAGATCAAGCAACTGCTGGATATCACCATGGTGAACGAGCTGGTCAGGCCGCTGCTGACGTTCATTATCACGACGCTCTACAACCTGATCCTGGCATGGGGCGTGGTGACGAATCGAATGACGTTTACTGAATACATTCAGGCCACTGGCACGGTGAACGGCATCATCGTTGGTTTCTGGTTTGGCGAGAAGAAGGGCGGCAACAAGACATGACAACTTGGCTGAGCCGGATAGCGGGGTGGTTGATCGCCGTGGGTGTGGCGTTCGCAATCGGCTGCTACGTGGGTTATGACTTTCGTGACGACCGAGTGCAAGCGGCTCAAAATGAGGAGTTACAGCAGGTCGCTGTCCAGATCAATCAAGATGTGGTGAAGTCCGCCGAGGCTGAAGTCAGCCTCGTGAGCGAGACGACGGAAATTGCCAAGAACATCGACGCCATCAAAACGCTGGCGGTTAAGCGAGTCAAAGCGAAGGAGAATTCACGTGAGCTGCCGACCTTGGAAACGGTTGTTGTTCGTCCTGTCGAACCTGTTGCTTTTGTCGACGTTGGCACTGTCTGGTTGCTCGACGCAGCCCGTCGTAACGAGCCCCTTCATTCCGCCTCCATCAGCGATGAAGCAGCCGCCGAAGCTTCCGACGTTACGCTATCCGAGTTCGTCGAAAATGACCTCGAAGTCGTTAAGCTCTACCACCAGCTTGCAAGCGAGCACAGAGCCCTGATCGAGGCTGTAAAGAGCGAGATGCGCAAGCGCGAACAGGTCGTTCCCAACTACGACGCACCCTAAGCCACCGGAAGGTGGCTTTTTCCTATTTCCCAACAACAAAAACTACAAGGAAACCGGATGTCCAATCACGGTCGATTCATTGGCGTCTTCAATGACGTCAAGCGCTATCCCACTCTCGCAGACGTTGCGCAGGAGCTTGGCCTCTCGATCCAGACAGTAAAAAACAAGGCCGGGCTACTACGGCGTCGTCCCGAGTATGCTGGTGTTCTGGTGGACCGGAGCGGCCGGGTGCCGCTCTCGGAGAATACCAAGAAGATTACCGCTGATTGGACGGCGGAGCAGTGTATCGAGGAGCTACGCCGGGTCGTCAACTTGGACCTCGACAGGGTTGTCACCCGGAACTACTTCCGTGTCCACGGCCTGATTGCGGAGTCAGTGTGGAATCGACACTTCGGCACTTTCGAGGAATTCAAGCGTCAGGCTGGCGTCAAGCTCTCGCGGCAGCAGCATGCGCACGAGCGAGCGATTGCCAAACACGTCTCAGTCGATCACTATCGAAAGCTGAATGAGGAGCGGGCAGACTGGGGCGACAAGTTCATTCGCCAGAACAGCGCCCGTTTCAAAACGATCCTGGTGTGCTCGGACCTCCATGACATCGAGATTGACCCGTTCTACCTGCGGGTGCTATTGGATACTGCGAGACGCTCCCAGCCGGACGTTATCGCGCTGGTGGGCGACATCTTCGACCTCCCCGAGTTTGGCCGGTATGGGGTCGATCCCCGGGAGTGGAACGTAGTTGGCCGCATTTCCTTTGCACATCAGAGGATTCTCGGTCCTCTACGTAAAGCGTGCCCTAATGCCCAGATCGATTTGATTGAGGGCAACCACGAGGCGCGACTGCTCCGGCATCTTGCGGACGCAACGCCGGCCATGCGTGCCGTGCTGGCTGACCTTCACGGTTTTACTGTGGGGAAGCTTCTCGGTCTGGAACAGTTCGAGATCAACTACATCGCCAAGGCAGACTTGGCCGCCTTCACGAAGCGGGATTTCGACAAGGAGTTGGCCTCCAACTACAAGGTCTATTTCGAGTCCGTCTTGTGCCACCACTTCCCGCACGCCCGCACGATGGGGTTACCCGGGGTTAATGGTCACCACCATCGCCATCAGGTGTGGTCCGAGTTCTCGCCGATTTACGGCCCCTATGAGTGGCACCAGCTTGGGGCTGGGCATCGCCGGAAGGCCTCCTATTGCGAAGGGGAGAAGTGGCATAACGGGTTTGCGTTGGTCAACGTCGACACAGCCACCCGTGCGGTTGGCTTCGATTACATCCCTGTGGGAGATTTCGCCGTCACTGGTGGCAAGTGGTATCACAGGGCTGCCGAAGAACGGGATGCCGCAGTTCCGGCGCCGCTGATTAGCGAGGCAAAAATTTCGGCTGTTAAGTAAGTAAAAATATACTTACAATTGAGAGAGGAAGTGAATCAAGAGCGACGTATGGCGAAGCAGAAAAACAGAACTAACAACCGCCAATCGAGGCGCTCCACCCCGGGCCATGAAGACGGGGAAGAGATGACCTTCTACAGCAGACCCAGGATCGACAGGAGCCCCATCAAGGCTAAAAACAGGAACCAAGAGCGCTATATCAATGCGATCACCGACAAGACGCTCACATTTGCCACCGGCCCTGCTGGCACGGGTAAGACCTGGGTTGTTACGGCCATGGCGGTGGAGGCGCTACTGTCCGGCGACAAGGAAAAGCTGATCATTACTCGACCGGCGGTGGAGGCAGGGGAGGAAATGGGTTTTCTCCCTGGAGAAATCAACGAGAAGTTCGATCCCTACCTTCAGCCCTTCAAGGACGTCTTGAACGAGCGCCTGGGGCGTTCCCACGTGGAAGGGATGATCAAGTCCGGGAAGATTGAGGCGGCGCCCCTAGCTTACATGCGGGGCAGGACTTTTCGGGACGCCTTTGTCATCCTGGATGAGGCTCAGAACACGACGCCAACTCAAATGAAGATGTTCTTGACCCGAATCGGAGCGAACTGCACGGTCGTGGTTAACGGGGACATCAACCAGAAGGACATCAAGGGCGAATCCGGGTTGCGGGATGCCGTGCGCCGGCTTTCCTACATTCCCGCCGTTGCCCACATCGAGTTTCGAAGAGATGACATCGTCCGCAGTGGCCTGGTAGCGGAGATCGTCCAAGCATACGACAGGCCGGACCACGAACTAAGGGAAATGGAATGAACGAGCAGAACTTGCTGCCGGGCTACAGGGCGCTCAGCCCACAGGAGAGGGACTTGGTGGTGCGGATCAAGGCGCTCGGGAACGAGCAATTGGCCGCTCTGCAGAATGAGGCCGTCGAGCTGGGAGCGGATCCGCGAATGGTTGCCATCGCGAAGACGCAGCTTCAGATGGGATTCATGGCGCTGATTCGAGCAGTGACACGCCCCACGGAGGACTACTGATGGCGCTGCCGACCGACGTAATCGCAAGGGTCGATCAGCTGGTCAAAGATGCAGTGGCGACGGCCCTGAGCCGACTGCAGAGTTTGCCTGAAGATGCGGATGCCTTCGACAAGCTGGCGGCGGTCACGGGGCTGTCCCGCGAGGAGGTCAAATGGACCGCCCAGAGGATTCACGAACTGCAAAGGTCCGGGCTGACCGCGCGCGAGACCGCGATTCGAGTTCGGAATGAGGCTAAAAGCCGTCCCTGGCTGCAGTAATGAGACGCGGGAGTTTTCGCTCCCGCGGTATTTAGTAAATACTTACTGAGAATAATTCAAAAACGGAATTTTCTCGGAAACGACGCATGTCCCAAGCCACCGACCCGGCCCCGTCCTGGCACCCACCGTTCTTCGGGGACGGGCTGACTCGCGACGATTATGAAACCATCGCGATACAACATATCCCGCGCAAGCTGCGGGAAAGCGAACCCGAGCTGTTCACGCTGAGATGGTTCGACGCCAGAGAGTTTCACCCGGTCAAGGCAACCTACTGGCTGGCGGAATGCTACAACCAGGCTGTTCGGGATCACGTTGCAACGATTAGGGACAGGACTCGTGCGCCGTTCTCTCGGGCATTTCGTGGTGACGACGTGTTCGAGTCACGTGAGCGTCTGTCCTTTTGGCGGCTCCGACAGCTGATCGATCGCTTGGGCATACGCTACGAGTTCTTCATGCGCTACGCCATGAATTGGTGCCGGGAGAACGGATGGATCCATACGCCGCGACCGGGGCATATCGCCGCCAACGAAGATCTAGTCGCGGACGTGGTGCTGCGATGGGAGGAAGTCTGCTCCCAGTCCATCCAGTTCTGTAAGAACCCGCGCTTTTTAGCATGCAACTACCGGGGCGATCCGGACCAGGTCGCCTATGAGCGCTATCTGCTGTGTGAGATCGCGAAGAAGCAACACCCTCGGTTTAGCCTGAACGCTGCGCTGTTTATAGAGAAAGTGCTTCGGGAGGGCGCTGCGGAAGCCGCTTTAGGGGCGGGGTTGGTCGAACAGGCACGTGAACTGTGCATATAAAAGTAAGTAAAAACTTACTATGATTGATTTGTTCGCGTAGCAATTTTCACGGAGACATCCATGTTCGACCATGTCGTCGAAGAACGTGCAGCTCAGGCAATCGCCGGAGCAAAAATGGCAGCCGATGAGGGCGATTTCGTTCCGCCGCCCGCCATCCGGGTTCATCCCAATCCCCCACAACTTCGCCCTCGATACACGCTTCATGCGAAACCTGCGACCGCTAGGCAGCCTGCCAAGCAGCTCGTGGGGCACGAAGCCTTTCTGAAGGCCCTCGAACATTCCGGCGCAACGATCGTCTTTACGATGAACGACGGGGAGCGCTTCGTGGGCCGAATAAGACATTCTGACAAATACACGATCTCGATGGAGCTGGCGGTTCCCCAGCTGCCAGAAATAGCGACATACCCGCCCGCTCCGGATTCGCGGAAGATCGTGCTTTTCAAGCATTCGATTGCGTATTTCGAGCCCACTCGTCGGCCCGAGCCCGCGAACGAGACAATTCTCGAAACCGAGACAGCAGCATAAGGGGTAAGTCGTGGTTGATACCCCGGAAAGGGAGATCACCGAGCTGATCGGGAGTCGGCTCGGTGCGAGGGCCGTTGCCCCGGTGGTTTCCGCGCCGCAACCGGAGGAGAACGCGGAGGAAAAGTTCGAGTTTGATGGGGAGTTTCAGACACGCATTGCGGCGCTGGTATGTCGGGACGAGGAGTTCGTCAAGCGTTGCGGTCACTTAATCGATCCGAGGTTCTTTGAGAACATCGGCGAAGCGGCGGTAGTCAACTGCGCGATGCGTTACTACCGAAAGTATGGCCGCGTTCCAACCGGGCTACCGGTGTGGAAGCAGCTCTTTGCTGACGACATCGCCGCAAAGATCATCAGCCCTGACGTCAAAAGGCTCGTCGGTCCAGCGTTTGCGAACTTGATGAAGACGTCCCTTGCGGACCGTGGGTATATCGAGGAAAAGGTGGCTGAGTTTGCCTGCAATCAGGCAATGACACAGGCAATCTGGAATTCTCTGGACCTGCTGAAACGCCGTGACTTTAGCGGCATCAAGAAAAGCGTAGTTCGTGCGCTGGAGGTTGGCGTTAACGTCGATGGTGACGCATACGACTACTTTCAGAGAATCGCGGAGCGAACAGACCTTCGACTTGACAAGGTGTCAGGCAAGCTCCCTCCGCGCGGGATAACTACCGGCTTACCGCAGTTTGATGACCTCTTGTATCACCGCGGTTGGGGTCGCAAGGAACTCGCGACGATCATGGGCGGGGCCAAGATGGGAAAGACCACTGCCTTGATCGGATTCGCCAAGGCGGCTTCATTGGCTGGGCATAACGTTCTCTACGTGACCCTGGAAGTAGCGTCGAGCATCATTGCAGAGCGCCTGGACGCGTCGATCACCGACACCGAGATCCGCCAGCTGGAATCGCACATCCACGATGTTCGCTCCAAGGTGGAAGCGCTACAGAAGCGAGCAGGGAAGCTGATTCTTCACGAGTATCCATCGGGAACCTTCACTCCGAATATGCTGCGTGCGCTGATCGAGCGCTACAAGGCGAAGGGTGTGCTGTTCGACCTGCTGGTCGTGGACTATGCGGACATCATGGCCCCCAATCATCGCTACAACGATCCAATTGAGAACTCGAAGTCAATCTATATCGACCTGCGGGCAATTTGCGTCGAAGAGAACCTGGCCGGTTTGACCGCAACGCAAACCAACCGAGAGGGATTCAAATCGACAGTGGCGAAGGCCGAGCACGTTGCGGAAGACTTCAACAAGGTGCGGACGGTTGATTTGATGATCTCGATAAACGTCACAGAGGAGGAGCGAGCTCGAAACGAGGCTCGGCTCTACTTCGCGGCGTCTCGAAATCAGGAAAGTGGCTTCACAATCTTCGTCAAGCAAGACAAGGCAAGGATGAAGTTCATCGAGTCGATACTCAGGGTGGAGTGATGGATCGGGGCCTTGACCTCCAAGAAGCCATCGAAACGCTGGATATGGAGTCGTGGCTGGACCGAGAGGGCTACGAATACCGGCTTCAGCATGGCTCCAGCGGTCTCCAGATCAACGTCAAGGAGTGCCCCTGCTGCGGCAGCTCCAAGTGGAAGGTGTTCCTGAACGCGGCTTCCGGGCTGGGCAATTGCTTCGCCGGAGACTGCGGGGAGAAGTTCAACAAGTGGAAGTTCATTCGCTCGGCACTGCCGAACGCCAGCAACCGGGATGTGGTGGAGCACATCAAAGCGGTCGCCAGCGAGCAAGGCTGGCGTCCGGCCAAGCGAGTCTCTGTAGCGGTCAACCACAATACGGAGCTCCGGCTTCCCGCATCCGTTCCACTGCCTTACAAAGGTAGAAACCTGCACTACTTGGAGAAGCGGAACATCAGCAGCGACATCGCGAGGTATTTCAATCTGCGGTTCTGCGCGTCAGGCGGGTTCGACTACGAGAGTCAGGGGCGAAGGATGCGCCAGGACTACTCCAACAGAATCATCATCCCGATCTACGACCTGGAGGGAGATTTGGTTTCCTTTCAGGGACGAGACATCACTGGAACCGCCGAGAGGAAGTATCTATTTCCGCCCGGGTTCGCGTCAACGGGAAGCGTTCTCTATAACGGTCAAAACGCCATCGGTGCAAAACGGATCGTTCTCGGGGAAGGAGTATTCGACGTTGCGGCGATCAAGATTGCGTTGGATGAGGAAATGGCTGTGCGGGATGTCGTTCCCGTTGGGACATTCGGCAAGCACTTGTCGGCAGAGGGTGAGACAAACCAACTGTCCAAGCTACTTCAGCTGCGGGAACTTGGGCTGGAGCAGGTGACGTTCATGTGGGACGGTGAGCTGAACGCCCTAAGCGACGCTTTGAAGGCTGCGCTGATCGTCAGGCGATATGGGTTGCAGGTGCGCCTGGCTGTCCTGCCGCCGGACAAAGATCCCAACGAAGTGCCTGCGGCGGTCGTTCGAGATGCATTCTGGAAGGCATTCGTCGTGACCCCGGAAAGCGCGATTCGCTTCGCAATCCAAAAAAATTTGCCTGGTTAGCTAAGTAAAAACTTACTAATAATCCTAAAGTGCATCGGTAATCTGCTTGAGTGAGCAGATAGATCGCTAAGTGCGAGACAAAAGACGAATTGGAGAGGAGCCGATGGCTGAATACAGAATTAGCGAAGCATGGTCTGCCCTGCATGATTCAGGGACGAAATTCTATCGAATGTTGGTGGTGTCCGACGTTGAGATTTCTGACGGTGTCGCTGTCCTCATCAGACAGTGGGGAAAGAAGGGGACCAAGGGAACGGTTGAGGCTTATAAGCTTCCGCAACATGAAGTGTATCGGGAATTTGAAAAGGTCTACAGGGCGAAGAGTGAACGTGGGGGATACCACTTACCGATTCCGGACCCGAGCGGATTCGACCAACGTTTGAAGGATCTTGCCAGCGATGGCAACCCGGTGGGGCAGCTCTACCTCAGTAATCTTTTTGATCTGGTCTTCGGCAGTGCAAACACAAGTCACATCTTCGACACACTTTGGGGCGACTCTTCACGGAGTGACGTTCATGTCGAGGCTATTGAAGAGCGGCCCGCCGAGCTTGTAATCGATCGCTCCCAGGTCTACGGCGAAGCATGGGGGATGTTCTGATGAACTACCTCGAAGAGCGCGCCAAGTCGATGGCCGAACAGCCGGTCTATCCCCCGTCCCAGTCGTATAGCGGCAACAACGCTTACTACGAGGGAGCATGCGAGCCGGCCGGGTATACCCCTTCATATGCAACTTGTCTTCACAAGATCCGTGCGCTTGAACGGGATGGGTCTCTTGAGTTCCCGGCGTGCCAAGCCGCTATCCAGGGTGGTAGTTGCATGGCGGTCGGAATGCGCAAGAGGGAAGAGGACGCGGGTCGAGCACTGTATTACTGGGACCGCAAACGAATGCTCGCGCTGAATGACGTCATGTTCGAGAGCGCGATGCGTGCCGCTGGCGCCCCTAATCGACCGCCCCGCCTGAAACAGGAGCCGAAGTCCGATGCTAGGCAGCCTACGGGACCGACCGAGCGCGGCTTTGCTGCCGCGATCAACAACGCCATGAAGGATTTGGAACAGACGCACGCCGTCGCCACGTCCCAATCAGCTAAGCAAGAAATACAACCAGCAGCAGGGCTCAGCCTCATGGAGATCGCCAGACTGCGCATGAAAACCAACCACCAAAAGGAAATTGCATGACAAAGATAACTGTCGCCGACGAGGCCGCTTTTGCTGATGAGTCGCAGATGGCACTGCGGGCCATTCGAGCGGTTGTCGAGCGCCTGATGAAGGAGGAAGGCATCAGCCTTCCGGCTCTCGTCGCAGCCACGAGCATGGCATACACCGGGACGCTTGCCACCCTGTTGGCGTGTGCAGAGAGCGCCGGTCTGTCTGAAATGATCGATCAATTGCGCGAAGAATCGACCAGTCTCCTGGCCCTGCAACTTGACGCCCACATCGTCGAGGCACGAGCGCGACTGAACGCGGAGGCATTTGCGTGAATTCAAATGCGATCTTCGAGGCGATTGAACTCATCGCGTCAGAAACTGGACGGCTAGAGAAGCAGGCCCTACTCTCGGTGTATAGGGGCTATGAAGAATTCTGTCGCGTTCTGAAAGCGGCCTATGACCCATTCGTCACCTACGGCATCGCCAAGTTTCCGGACCCGAACACGATCATACCCGGCGATGACACAACGGGGATATTCACGCCAGCGACGTGGGATGGCCTTGATGCGCTCGCTTCACGGAGGATGAGTGGGAATGCCGCGCGGGAATGGCTGGTATCGAACTTGCGCTTTTTGAGCGCAGACTCCGGCGAACTGCTGATGCGCATCCTCAAGAAGGATCTTCGAGCCGGCATCACGGCCACAACCATCAACAAGGTGATCCCAGGCCTGATTCCCGTCTTCGATTGCATGCTGGCTCAACCCTTCGAAGAAGGGCGAATCAAAGAGTGGCCGGTTGCGGTCGAGCCGAAGTTGGACGGCGTGCGAGTGCTGGCATTCGTCAACGGCGGGACGGGGGACGTCCGGTTCTTCTCCCGAAGCGGGAAGGAGTTCACAACGTTCGAGCACTTGAAGGCGCCATTGGTCAATGTAGTGCGCGGGAAAGCCCGTGGCGGCCCTACCGGCCAGTGGGTGTTCGATGGCGAGATCGTATCGGGGTCGTTCAACAAGACAGTATCCGAGGTCCGCCGTTCGTCCAAGCAGGCCAAAGATGCTGTTTTTCATGTATTCGATGCAATACCAACGGCGTCTTTTAATTCCGCCAATGAGAATCAGCTGGTTTGGAGCGCAGGGAACTATAAGAACCGGCGCACAGATTTGGAGGAAATGCTGCAAGGCTCACAGCAACCAGACAGCTCGGTCGTGGCCATCCCGCGCTACTGGGCGAATAGCATCGACGAAATCCACCTCTACTACAAGAACGTGAGAGCCCGGGGTCTTGAAGGACTGATCATTAAGGACCCGAATGCTCATTATCGACGCAAGCGGGACTATGCGTGGATGAAGATGAAGGCAGAGCAGACGGTGGATCTCCCGATCGTCGGTGCATTTGAAGGGGAAGGGAAGTATGCCGGGATGCTCGGCGGGTTGATCGTCCCCTTCGATAAGGAATGCTGGGCGAACGGCGCTGGCGGCTCCAATCATCAAACCGACGATGCAGTCGAAGTCAAAGTAGGTGGCGGATTCTCTGACAGGCAACGCAAGGAATTCTGGGAGGCCTACCTGCGAGATAAGGAAAACATAAGGAGTGACGAACTACTTGGACGGATCGCGGAAGTGGAGTTCCACGAGGTCACTCCCGACGGATCCCTTCGCCACCCACGGTTCGTCCGATTCCGGGATGACAAGCCGCTCGAAGAAGAAGCGCAGTAATCCAAGGTTCCCGGGCGAGGCAGACGGTCGGGAGCCATCACAACTCTGCCGACAAGGATAAGAAAAATGAACACGATGAAGGTTGGCTTGACGATCTTTTGTTCCTGGCTCATTGCAGCCATTGTTTGCGTGGCAGGCTGGGTAACCCACGTTGTAACGTGCATCCAGAACGAAACCTGGATCTTGCTGGTGGTCGGTGCTCTCGTTGCTCCGGTCGGCGCCATTCATGGCATCGGCGTCTGGTTCGGAGCATGGTGATGGGTGCCTCCGGTTGGATTGGGGTGGATCTGGACGGAACTCTGGCCCGTTACGATGGTTGGACGGGCCAATATTCGATAGGGGCGCCAGTGCCCAGAATGGTGGAGCGAGTCCGGGAGTGGCTTCAACAGGGCGTGGAAGTGCGCATCTTTACGGCCAGAGTTTCCACCGGTCTAAGGAACCTTGACGGAAGTGAGTTTGACCTAGAGGGTATCCGGAAGGCCATTGAGGACTGGTGCGAGAGACACGTTGGTCAACGCCTGCCCGTCACGTGTCAAAAAGACTACGCCATGCTGGAACTATGGGACGATCGGGCGGTTCAGGTCATTCCCAACACGGGTGAGAGAGTGGTGCCGGAATGACGCAGCAAGA